GAAGAACGCTGGACGGTCGAGCGCCGTGACCTGCTCGGCGACCCGTCGGGACCCGAGGTGTGGGCCGCGCTCGACGACGCGTTGCGTGGTCGCTACCCGCTCGAGCTCGGAGGCTACGCGCCGATCTCCGCAGCCTGCGTAGACACCGGCGGCCACCACACACAGAGCGCTTACCGCTTCGTCCGCGGTCGACGCAAGCGCCGGATCTACGGCATCAAAGGCCGCGCTGGCGAGGGTCGCCCGGTGTGGACGCAGCGGCCGAGCCGCAAAAACACAGGCAAGATAGACTTGTATTTCGTAGGGGTCGATGCCGCCAAAGAGACGACCTACGCGCGACTCCGGCGGTCGCTTCGAGGCGCTCAATCCGGCGAGCACAGTGGCCCGGGCTTCTGGCATTTCGCGGCACGCACCGAGCTCGGCCAGGGGTACTTTGACGAGCTCACCTCCGAAGTGCAGGTGACGAGCTACGCGACCAACGCACGGCACGGGACAGCGCCTCGCCGGTCGTGGCACCTGCGCCCGGGACGTCCACGCAACGAAGCGCTCGACCTCAGCGTCTACAGCTACGCCGCACTCCACGCGCTCTACTCGAGCAACTCGGTAGACCTGTCGAGACCCGCGCCCGGACGCGACGGCGGCGTCTTCGCGCGCTCTTTGGACGCTGGCTCCGAGCAGGGCCCCCGAGGCCCGAGGCCCGAGGCCGAGCGAAAGACGACGAGCAAGGCCGAGCAGGCGCATGCCTCACTCGAGACCCCGGCGAAGCTCGAGACCCCGGCGAAGGTCGACCCGACGCCCAAGTCGAGCGCACCCATTTCCGCACAGGGTCCGCAAAGTATCGCGCGTGCGGAAAATGCGACGGCAGCGCCGACGAGGCCGACGCCACCGAAGAGAGGCAAACGACCGCGCTGGCTCTGATCGGTCCGGCCGATACGCGGCCAGAGCGCAGACAGAGACGGCGAGCGGCAGCCCTTGCCCCGCCTGCCTGTGACGCACGCGCGCGAGTAGCAGTGAGGCGTGGCGTCGCCAATCGGCGCCCGCCGGAGCGCCTTGGCCTTTACCTCTTCGGACGTCGAAGCCCTCGACACCGCCTATCGTAGCGGCGCGAGGAAGGTCACGACCTCGGACGGCAAGACGGTGGAGTTCCACACCGTCGCCGACTACGAGCGCCTTCGCGCACTGATGATGCGCGAGGCTCACCGCTCGAACCGCAAGCCGTCGTCGTCGCTCATCTCACACCGCACCGAGCGCCGCTGATGGGTCACCCAACGCCCGCGCCTGAGCCCCGGCCGCGTCTTGGCTCCAAGACCGAGCGGCAGCACGCAGCGCGTGTAGCCAAGCGCCGTGAAGCGCAGGCCGACCAGGTCAACGGCGCACCCGTGCCGGTCGGATTCTGGCGCAAGCTCGGCCGCGGCATCGGCCGTCTCTTCGGCCGCTCCTATTATGAGGCTGACAAGTCCACCTCGCGCTTCCGCGAGTTCTCGACGCGCGCGGCCGGGCCCAACGCCATCACCTTTGCGAGTGCGATGCGCCTCCGCGATCGCTCGCGCGACATGGTGCGGAACGACCCGCACTGCGCCCGTGCGGTGCAGATCCTGCTCAACAACATCATCGGCTCCGGCATCACGCCGACGGCCTCAACGGGCGCGAGCCTCGGCACTGATCCGAGTCCCGAGGCGGAGGCCTTGGCCCTCGAAGCGGACCGAGTCTGGCGCGAGTGGAGCGCCCCCGGCGTCGCCGATGCCGAGGGCCAGTTCTCGCTCGACGCGCTCACCGGAATCGCTGTCCGCGCGTGGGTCGAGTCCGGTGAGGTGCTGTTCCGACGCCGCTTCGACAAGGCGCTCTACCCGGTGCCGTGGCGCCTCGAAGTGCTCGAGGCGGACATGCTCGACGCCGAGCTGAACATCACGCGCACCGACGGAAAAAACGGGACTACTGAAGGTGGGCGCATCACCCAAGGCGTGGAACTCGACGCCCGTGGGCGCCGCGTTGCCTATTGGATCCTGACGCAGCATCCAGGCGAAGCGGGCGTGCTCTACCAGGGCGCGAGCCGTGAGTCGGAGCGCGTCCCGGCCACCGAGATCATCCACCTATTCATGCCGACGCGACCGCGACAGGTCCGCGGGATCCCGTTCCTATCGACCATCCTCGCCGCGAAGAAGGACCTCGGGGACTACGAGGCCTATCACCTGCTCAGCAAGAAGAGCGAGTCCGCGGTGGTGGCCTTTGTCATCCCGTCTGACGAGCAGCTCGAGACCGAGGTGGATGACGAAGGGGTTGTGGCATCCGCGCTCGACTCGGACGGCAACGCGGTGGAGACCCTCGAGCCGGGCCTGATCGTCCGCCTCAACGGCGGCAAAGACGTCCGCTTCAATCAGCCATCGCTCACCGGCGGATATGCCGAATACAAGCGCGCGATGCTGCAGAGCATCGCCGTCGGGATGCAGGTCTCTTACGAGCAGCTCACCGGCGACCTGAGCCAGGCCAATTACTCGTCGCTGCGCGCAGGCCTGCTCGAGTTCTGGCGCCATATCGAACAGTTGCAGTGGCTGTTCCTGATCCCGCTGCTCCACCAGCACCTCTGGTCGTGGGCGATGCAAGGCGCTTGGCTGCAGGGCGAACTGCCCGTGCCGTCAGTGCCCGTGGACTGGTCGACGCCGCGCCGTCAGTCGGTGGACCCGAGCAAAGACGTCCTCGCGGACATCATGCAAATCCGCGCCGGACTCGCGCCTTGGGACGAGAAGATCGGCGAGTCCGGCTACCAGGCAACCGAGGTGTTCCGGCGTGCCGCCGCGGTCAACGCGAAGCTCGACGAGATGGGCCTGATCTTCGACGCGGACCCGCGAAAGATGGCGTTCCGCGGCGCCTTCCCGCCGGCCACGCGAGGCACGGCAGCGGACGGAGTCACCCCCCTCGGAGACGTCTCGGGCAACGGCGATACCGGAGGCGACGGCAGCGCCGTCGAGGAGTGATCATGCCGAGTGCCACGCACAACGAGCCGGAGACTGACACGCGCAATCCGCGGGTCATCTCGTCGGATAACGGCGTGACCGTGGTCGAGGATGAGGTGCACACCCGCGCGGCTGACATTCGCCCCGGGTCTGCTGACAGGGCGGCTGGAACGATTGAAGTCATCGCCTCGACGGGCGCCCGCGTCCGCCGAATGGGCTGGTCTTCCGACTACGAGGAAGAACTCGTAGTCAACGAAAAGGTCTTTGACCTCAAGCGGTTTGTGACCGTCGGCCCCGTGCTCGATCAGCACAACCATTTTGCGTCGGTGCGCAGCATCCTCGGCATTGTCGAGGCGGCGTGGTTCGAGGACCGCAAGCTGATCGCCCGGCTCAAATTTGACATGGCAGACCCCGAAGCCGAGGCCGTCTTTTCGAAGATGGAGCGCGGTTTCGTCCGCGCAGTCTCGCTTGGCTACGACGCCGAATATGAGCGCATTCGCGCCAAGGATCGCGAGGACGGCGGGACCGTCGACCTCATGCGCAGCACGCGCGTGGAGCCCTACGAAATCAGCGCGGTGCTGATGCCGGCTGATGCCGGAGCCATCGTCAGGTCGGCCCCCGAGCGGCGCCGATACACGATCCGCGACGCGGTGCGCTCGGACGGTATTGCCCAACCCGACCCCGTCGAGGTGCGCACGGGCGAGCTCGCAGTGCTCGCGCCGGCACCCGCCGAAGCTGTGCCGGCCTCTGTCGAGACCGCGCCAGCACCCCAGTCTCCCGAGGCCGAGGTGGCCGCGGGCTCTCAGCGCACAGCCGGGGCCGAGCCCCAAACCACATCCGGCGGCGAGCCCGCCGAGGAGATCCGCATGTCCGACAAGACCGCCCCGGTCGCGCCCGAGGAGATCCAGAAGCTCCAGCGTGAGACCGTCACCACCACCCTTCGCCGCGTCTCCGAGACGCGCGTGACCCTGCGCTCGCTCTCGCTCGACGAGGCCGACGCCGAGACCCTCGTGCAGACCTACGAGTCGGACACCGAGCTCCGCTCTGCCCTGCTCGAGCGCCTCGCCAAGCGCGCCGCCGAGGCCAAGCCCGTGGCTCCCGCCATCCCCGTCCCGGGCATCTCCGCCGGCGAGGACCAGGCCGACAAGGTGCTCCGCGCGATGGAGGTCGCGATCCAGTATCGCGCCGTCCAGGACGCCGACCCGATCAAGGTCCGCGCCTTCGAGGCGAAGACGGGCAAGCAGTTCGCCCCGAAGCTCGACGACACGACCGCCAAGCTGGCGCGCTCGCGGCTCATCGATCTCGCGTCCATCTACCTCGAGCAGCGCGGCGTGCGGACGCAGTCGCTCTCGCACGGGCAGATCGCCGAGCTCGCGCTCACGATGCGTTCGGGTGGTGGCATGCACACCACGGGCGATTTCCCCAACATCTTGGCGAACACCGCCAACAAGCTCCTCGCGATCGGCTACGCCGAGAGCCAGAGCCCGTGGCGCAACTTTGCGCGCCGCCGCGACCGACCCGACTTCAAGGAGTTCAAGATCGTCCGCCGCTCGGGTGCTCCGCGCCTGACCCCGGTGAACGAGGCGGGCGAGATCAAGCGCGGCAAATACATCGAGGGCGGCACCTTCACGGGCCAGCTCGGGACCGCCGGTGTGACCGTCGGCTTCACGCGCCAGATGCTCGTCAACGACGACCTCGACGCCTTCTCGCAGCAGAGCCTCGGCCTCGGCGACTCGGCGGTGGCCTACGAGGACGACCTGTTGCTGTCGATCCTCACCGACACCGGCAACCTCAACGACGGCTACCCGCTCTTCGACGCGAGCCGTGGCAACATCTCGGCGGACGCCGGAGCCCCCGACCTCAACGCCATCATCGCGGCGGCCAAGTGCTTCGCGAGCATGACCGAGACGGTCGGCAAGTCGGACACGAACGCGGGCACCACGACCCGCAAGAACGCCTTCACCCTCGTCGGGTTCTGGGGCGCCATCACGGAGATGCTGCAGATCGATCAGGTGATCGGCGTGCAGCGCTACCCGGACGGTCCGTCCAACGCGGTGCCGCGCACGCTCCAGGGTCTGCCGACCTACCGCGATGACCGCCTGCAGATCGAGGCGACGAGCCCCGACCACTGCTACGCGGTGAGCAACCGGCCGGTCTTCGCCTACGGCGGCCTCGAGGGCGACCCGAACCCCCGCCTGTCGATGAACTACGAGGCGTCGGTCGACGGCGCGGTCTGGCAGCTCATCCACGACGTGTACGTCGCGGTCGAGGACCCCCAGGCCATCGTGCGGATCCCGAAGTCCTGACCCTGATGTGACGGGCCCGGCTGCGGCCGGGCTTTCGTCCATCCCCATTTTTGCGGCTGAAGCCGCCGGAGAACACCATGGACAATTTTATCGAGAGTGGCGAATTGCTCACGGTGGCGGCCCCGGCGGTCGTCGTTGGCGGGCAGCTCATTCAGGTTGGCAATCTCACGGGCGTCTGCGCGGACGACGCCGCAAGTGGTGCCGACGTCGTGATCCAGACCGAGGGCGCGTTCCGCCTCGCCAAGGCGACGGGCTTCGTCCCGGCCGCGGGTGAAGTGGCGTACTTCGACTTCGGTGCGGACAACCGCCTCGAGTCGACGGGCGTTCCGGTGGGTTTCTACACCCATTCGGCACTCACCGGCGACACCAGCGCCCGCTTCAAGCTCGACCCCCTCGGCGCCGCCGCCGCGGTGGTCCAGACGACCGTCTCGGTCTTCCTCGCGCCGGGCTCGGCGACCGTCAAGACGGGCGTCTTCGTCGCCCCCTTCGACGGCAAGATCAAGTCGATCAGCTACTACGCCGACGCGACCGCGACCTCGGCACTGGGCACAGTCCTCGCCGTGCTGCAGAACGCGGCGCTGGCGGATGCGACCCTGCTCTCGACCGCGAACGTGGACGTCGAGCTCCTCACCGTCGACGCGCTCACCGCGATGACGCTGACGGGCACCGCGGCCTCGCTCGTCCTCAACAAGGGCGAGGTCGCCGAGTTCGTGATCACCCCGAACAACGCGGACGTGGTCGCCGGCACCGGCCTGCACTTCGTCGTGACGTTCGAGCGCACCGCCTGATGATCTCCGGCCTTCGGGCCGGACTCTGAGGAGTCGTCCGTGGACATCGACGCGATCATGGATCTGGCAATCACCGCCGCCCGCGACACGTTCGGGCGGACGGTGACGTACACCCCTCCGGGTGGCGGTGCCGCATTCACGATCGCGGCCGATTTCCAACGGACGGCGTCCTCGGAGCAGACGGGGCAGTCGGTCGACTACTCGACCTATTCGCCCGTCCTCGACTGCCGCATGGCGGACTTCGACGACGAGGGCGTGGACCCGCGACAAGGCGCACTGGTCACGCTCACGGCTGAGGGCATCGCGCAGACCTACGAGGTGACCGACGTACAGCCCACGGCGGTCGGGACAGTGGTCCTCGTGCTCGGTCGGAGGTCGACGTGAGTCACTTCCGCACGGTCATCTACGACGACACCAAGGCCGCCATCGTGGCCGCCAACACGACGCTCGGAAGCCGCGTGACGATCGAGCGCATCGAGCCCTTCGTGGATCAACGCGGCAATCTCGCCAGCAGCGATTCTCTCCCGCTCGCCAACCTCGCGCTCGGCACCTCGCGCATGGAGCGCGAAGGCAAGACGGGCCGGTGGCGTGGCAGCATCCCGCTCGACGTCGAGATCTTTGCCGACGGCACGGACGGCGAGACGGCAGCGCAGACGCGCGACGCGGTCTGCGAGGAAATCAAGACGGCCCTGCTCTCGACCGGCGCGAGCTGGGGAAGCGGCCAGTGGACGTGCGCGGAGGTCACCGAAACGACGACCCGCGTGGACGGCCCGATGGTCCTGAGCATGGCCAAAATGACGCTCGCGCTGGCCATCGAAGAGAGCTTTGAGGCGACGCCCGAAGAGGACTTCGACGGCATCGACGTGACGGTCCAGACGACCGAGCCAGACGACACCACGACCGAGTTCACCTTCTCGGCCGAACCCAATCAGGAGTGAGGCTATGGCCATCTCGTTCGATGCAATCCCCGCCGACACCCTCATTCCGCTCTTCTACGCCGAGTTTACCGGCGTCGCCCCGGTCACTCCTGGCGCGCTGATCAAGCCGTCCGTCCTGCTCGGACAGAAGCTCGCGGCGGGCACGGCGACGGCGGCAACGCGAGTGCGCGTGTCGAGTGCCAGCGAGGCTGCGACGCTCTTCGGTCGCGGCTCGGTGCTGCACCGCGCGTGCAAGCGCTTCTTCGCCAACTACCCGGCGGGCGACCTGTACGCGATCCCTCTGGCGGATGACGCTGGCGGCACCGCGGCGAGTGCCACCATCACGGTCACGGGCCCCTCGACGGCGGCCGGGACCATCTACCTGCGGATCGGCGACGACCTCGTCGAGGTCTCGGTCGCGAGCGGCGCGAGTGCCATCACGGTGGCAGCTGCCATCGAAGCCGCCATCGACGCCAACCTCGATCTCCCGGTCACGAGCGCCGTCGGCGCGAACCCCAACGAACACGTTGTGACGGTCACCTGCCGCCACAAGGGCACGATCGGCAACCAGATCCCGATCACGCTCAACGCTCTCGGCCAGGCCGGTGGCGAGACCCTGCCCACGGGCATCGGGGCGGCGCTCTCGGCGGCGCTGCTTGCCTCGGGCGCGACCGACCCGGCCGGCGCGAGCTGGATCACCGGCATGGCCGACGACTACTACGACTGCGTTTGTCCGCTGCTCGGAGACGCCACGGTGCTCGCGCTCCTGAAGACCGAACTGGCTCGACGGTGGGGCCCGCTCTCGGCCCTCCAGGGCCACGTCTTCTCGGCGGCGCTCGACAGTGCGGCCGATCTCGAAACGTTTGCCGAGGCGCGCAACGACAAGCACCTGAGCATCCTCGGGCTGCGCGAATCGACGGTCCACACCTGGCTCACGCCAGCTTACGAAGTGGCCGCCGCCTACACCGGCGCCGCGGCACTCTCGCTCGGCAACGATCCCGGCATGCCGCTCCAAACGCTCCCGCTCGTGGGCGTGTGGGGCGGCCTCGAGTTCAGCCCGGCTGAACGCAACACGCTCGCCGAGGCCGGCTGCGGCACGGTCACGACGCAGGCCGGACAGGCCTACATCGAGGCCGAGGTCACGACCTACACCCTCGACGCGAACAGCGAGCCGGATGCCGCGTGGCAGTACACGCAGAACCCGTTCCTGCTGATGCGCATGGGCCGCCGGATGAAGAGCCGGATCGTGTCGCGCTACCCGCGCTTCAAGCTCGGCGACGACGGAAACGCGTTTTCGGCAGGCCAGCGCGTGGTCACCTCGTCGACCGTCAAGGCCGAGCTGGTCGCCGAGTACGCGGACATGATCGCCGAGGCGCTGATGGAGAACCTCGCGGCCTTCAAGGCGAGCATCATCGTCGAGCGCAACGCCACCAACCGCAACCGGCTCGACGTCCTCGTCCGACCCGACCTGATCAACCAGTTCCGCGTCGCCGCGTTCCGCGTCGAGTTCGCGGTCTAAGGGGCAAGCAATGGCACTCGACATCATCGCCGGCACGACGCAGTGCACGATCTCGACGCCCGACGGCGCGGTCAACATCAACGTCGAGGGCTCGCTCTCGGTGCGGTGCTCGGGCTACATGCGCGAGCTGAAGACCGGCGCGAGTGGGCGCAAGGGCATCAAGAAAATGCCGCAGCCCGGACGCATGGTCATCGCGTGCCAGGAAACCGCCGAGTTCGAGCACAACGACGTGGCCGACTGGGACGACGTGACGGTCACGGCCCGGGCCGCGAGTGGCAAGGTCTACGTGCTCCGCGGCACGCACGTCGGAGAGTCCGAGCTCGACCTCGTCGAGGGCACTTTCGCGCTCGAGTTCGAGGGCGAGTGCGAGGAAATCCTGCCCTGAAATCCTGAAGCCATGGGGAGGCACAGATGGAATACTCTCTGAGAGACCCGATCCGCAAGACC